CGAGAGGAGATAGCGCAGGATATTAAAAAATATCTAGCCAAAGGCGGCAAAGTAACAGAGTGCCCACCTCGTGCGTTTACACAAGTAGAAGGGCCGAAGAAGCGGTTCGACGGTGGACGAAACGATTCGTTAACCGACCCAACCAACCGAGATGTGGGGGCGTACCGCCCTACGAAAAAGGAAGGTTAGATATGACAGCTTGGTCTTACAGTAGCATCAGCACTTTTAAACAGTGCCCTAAGAAATATTACCACTTGAAGGTAGCTAAAGATGTCAAAGATACAGGCAGCGAAGCTATGCTCTATGGTAACCAAGTACATAAAGCTGCGGAAAACTTTATAAAAGAAGGGACACCTATCCCTAAAAAGTTTGAGTACTTGAACCCTATAGTAAATTCTTTGAACGCTATAGAAGGAGATAAGCATTGCGAGTTAAGGTTCGGCGTTGCTTATGACGGTCAAGAACATACACCGACTACTTTTTTTGCTAAAGATGTTTGGTGGCGTGGCATTGCTGACCTAATCATAGTGGATGGGGAGAAAGCATTTTTAGTTGATTACAAGACGGGCAAGAATGCTAAGTACGCGGACACTGCGCAGTTAGATTTGTTAGCCGCTGCTACATTTACTCATTTCCCTGAAGTAAATCACATAAAATCTGCATTGGCTTACGTAGTCAGTAACGAATTTATAAAGAAAGACCATACCAGAGAGCTACAAAGTTCGTACTACGCAACTTTTGACGAACCATTAGAAGCACTAGCAGCGGCAGAAGAGCACAATGTTTGGAATGCAATAAGCAGCCCGCTGTGTGGTTGGTGCCCAGTAACTTCATGCGAACACCATAGGAAACGATGATGAAAAAATTAAATATAGAAGAGTATGAATTTGAAGAAGAAGAAGTATCTATAACCGAATACGGAATGCTCACTTATAACCACTCTTCTGAAGAGGGCGAGCTTGAATTGGCTACAGGTCTTTTTGATGTTCCCGATATAATTCGGTTAGATATATTGCAGGATTGGTTACACTCTTTAACTAACCTGTACAACGAAGAAGTTTCCAAGTTTTCTGGTGAAGGCGAAAAAAGGCATTAAATTATGGTTGCTAAGAAACGAGATTACAAAGCCGAGTACGCTAAGTACCAAGGCACCGAGGAACAGAAAAAGAAACGTGCGCAACGCAACAAAGCTAGGCGAAAGGCAACGAGGGAAGGGAAGGTCTCTAAGGGTGACGGTAAAGACGTAGCCCATAGGAAAGCTATGGACAAAGGCGGCAAGAACTCCGATGGAGTTAGGATAGAAACTGCTAGCCGCAATCGTTCCTTTAAACGAGATTCTAAAGGTAACTTAGTTTCAGAAACTAGTGACCGCGAACGCAAGAAAAAGAAGACATCTAAAGCATGAAGATAATAGACAATAAATACGTGCTTCTGCGGACACGTAGGCCAGAATTAGTTACGGAGAAAGTGCCAGAACATCGGATAATTAAAGAAGATGCTGATGGTTTCTGCGAGTTGTCAGTTAAATGGGAGCAAACCGAATCGCAAGCGTTAGCAAGTCTTGGTGTTAGTGTTCCTTCTCCTATACAACGGGACTACAAATGGACAGGCAAGTTTACCCCCTTTGACCACCAACGTACGACAGCGGCGTTCCTTAGCATACGGAAAAAGGCTTTTTGTTTTAACGAGCAGGGCACAGGCAAAACCGCTTCTGTTATTTGGGCTGCGGATTACCTAATGAAGTTAGGACTTATACGTAGGGTGTTAGTTATATGCCCATTATCTATTATGAAGTCGGCGTGGCAAGAGGACTTATTTACTTTTGCTATGCACCGAGGCTGTTCGGTGGCGCATGGGACAGCAGACCAAAGGCGTAAAATAATAGACGCAGGTGCAGACTTTGTAATCATTAATTTTGACGGGGTTGCTGTAGTACAAGACGCTATTCGTGATGGCGGGTTTGACATGATAGTGGTTGACGAGGCTAACGCATACAAAAACGTGCAGACAAACCGCTGGAAAATATTAAAAAAGCTTACAGATAAAATAGAGTGGCTATGGATGCTTACTGGCACACCCGCTGCGCAGTCCCCTATAGATGCTTTTGGCTTGGCTAGACTAGTAAACCCCGAAAAAGTTCCTAGGTATTTCGGGCAGTTTAGAGACAAAGTGATGTACAAGCTTACTCAGTACAAATGGAAACCTACCCCGATGGCAGACAAGATTGTACACCAAGTACTGCAACCTGCTATACGGTTTGAAAAAGACCAGTGCCTCGACCTACCGCCTGTGACTCACGTAGAACGAGAAGCCCCGCTAACTGCGCAACAAGAAAAATACTACCAAGTGCTTAAGAAACAAATGGTAATGGAAGCAGATGGGGAGCAAGTAAGTTCTGTCAATGCCGCAACAAACATTAACAAGTTGCTACAAATATCAGGGGGTGCAGTTTACACGGACGATAGGCAAGTCATTGAGTTTGATGTGAGTAATCGCCTACGGGTAGTGCTTGAAGTTATCGAAGAATCTAGCCATAAGGTGCTAGTTTTTGTACCGTTTACGCATACTATTGAATTACTTAAAGAATTTTTAGTTAAGAAGAAAATAAAATGCGATGTTATAGCGGGTAAAGTTTCGGTTAACAGACGCAGTGAGATAATCAAACAGTTCCAACAAACTCCTGACCCACAAGTGCTAATCATCCAGCCTCAAGCTGCTTCTCATGGTTTGACTTTAACAGCCGCCAATACAATTATTTGGTATGCCCCTGTTACTAGTGTAGAAACCTACCTGCAAGCTAACGCTCGTATAGACCGCCCCGGTCAGCACAACCCTATGACTATTGTGCATGTAACAGGCAGCGAAGTAGAAGCACGCCTGTACAAGATGTTGCGCTCCAACATTGATAACCACAACAAAATAGTTGATTTGTACAAACAAGAAATAAACGATTGACAATGTAAATAGAAGATGTAAACTGATCCTCCCCACAAGCAAAAGGAGGATTCAATGGGCACCTACAACGCGTCCCAATTAGCGGACATTTACATAAAGATGCGCGATCAAATACGCGAACTAGAAGATAAAGTCAAAGCCATAAAGCACGAGCAAATTATGGTGACAGATAAGATGCTTGAACTTTGCAGTGACCAAGATGCAAACAGTTTAGCTACTACCAACGGAACTATAAGCCGCAGGCTTAACTCCAGTTACTGGACTAGTGATTGGGACAGCTTTTACAACTTTGTAAAAGATAACGACGCTTACCACCTTTTGGAAAAGCGTATTCATAACGGAAACATGAAAGAATTTTTAGCAGATAACCCTGACGCTGTGCCGATGGGCTTACAGGCTAAAAGGCAGTACGTAATTAGTGTAAGAAAACCTAAACCTAAAGTAGGAGATGACAATGAGTAACGACGTATCTATTTTTCAAAACCAAACAGGCGTAGCTACACGCCGCAGTAGTGCGCTAGGAGAGAAACTAAAAGCTAGTTCTACGGTATATAGCCGCCGCATACAGACAAGTAACAAAGGTTTCTTTAGGAAGATCATTAACGGCGAGCAAGTGGGTGAGCCTATTCGTGACGAGTTTGAAGCTATCGTTGTTAATATGCTGCCTAAAGTTTCACGCATATACTACAAAGATAAATTTGACCCTAGCAAAGACGCTACTCTCCCTAACTGTTGGTCTAACGAGGGCGGTAAGCCAGAAGAAGGAGCGATTGATAAGCAGCACAGCAACTGTGCGGACTGCCCTATGAACATAAAAGGTTCTGGTGATAACGGTGGTAAAGCGTGTAGGTTCCAACGCCGTATAGCTATTATGCTAGCGGGAGACACATCGGGTGATTTGTACCAGTTTAATATTCCCGCCAAGTCTTTGTTTGGTAAAGGTTCAGGGAACGAGCATCCTTTTGAAAGCTATGTAAAGTTTTTGTTTAGCAACCGCGAAGCCCCAGATACAGTGGTAACTAAGATTAGTTACGACTTAGACGCAGAGTCTATGGAACTCCTCTTTACTCCAGTGCGCTCTCTTACTGACGAAGAATACGACGCGGTTAGTGCAGTGCAGACAGCTCCCGAAGCTACGGCTTACACACAAATTACTGTAGCCCAAGCGGATGGAGTTACTGCAACTCCTAAAATAGAAGCTCCGAAACCAAAGGTAACTCGCTCTGAAGAGCCAGAAGAAGAAGAAGTAGTAATAATTGAAGAACCAGTAAAACGCTTAAAGAAAAAAGAAACGCCTACTGAAAAAGATACTTCTGATTCTTTAGCCTCTGTAATTGACGCATGGAGTGTAGACACCTAATGAGCTATGGCTATACTTTAAATTTAGTCTCGCTCAACAAGTCTGCAAGTGCTCGTTCCCTAGGCGTAAAGCTGGGCCGTATCTGCATCAAACATGGTGTACCTGTGGTGCAAGTGGCTAAACGTCTGGGGGTCAGTCGCCAAAGTGTGTACTGCTGGTTCTCAGGAAAAACAAAACCTAGTGTACATATGGCTGCACGTATAGAAAAATTTATAATAAGACTAGAGCGTTAGACTATGGAAACCTTTGACTTACTTGAGCACGTATTACCCGAACACGGGTACTTCTGTGTAGTAGGGTTACGGTCAGGGGGTTACCCAGAAACTAAACTTGTACCTACTAGGGAAAAAGCACAGGGGCTAATAGACTCCTACCTTAAGCAGGAACGAGATGTTTATTTTGCTGTAGCAAAGTTTAAAGACTCGGGCGGAGGGCGCACACAAACAAACGTGCAAACGCTTAAAGCTCTATGGTTAGACATTGACTGCGGTGAAAAGAAAGCTGAAGTAAACGCAACTACAGGACGTCCTGACGGCTATATAGACCAAGAAACTGGGGCTAAAAAGTTAAAG